CACCTTCAGTTTTCTCTTTGACTGCAAAAGGCATAACTAACAAACGCCATCCTGTTGGGTTTGGTAATTTTTCTAAGTTTGTTGACTCTGTTTCTTCTTTGATTTCTTTATCTTCAGCTTCGTATTTAGCTTCTAATGCGTGTGATGTTGTCATCGTCTTTTGGCTCCTTTGGTTCTAGCAGGTTAGAGAGTTCCTGATTTATTAAGTCGATCGCATGGATCTTACCTATTATATATTTATATTCGTCCATACTGTCAATCCCTCCGTTTGCGAGGGTTTGTACGAGTCCGTCTAGGACGTTTTGCATTGTCTTCTTTAGTTTGTAGATCACGTGAATTGGATCTGTAGCTTCTGACATATGTTTTCTCCTTGTCTCCTAATTGTTCCCAGAACTCATCAAGTGGGTTCTTGGGTTTGTTATCCCCCATTTGTCCCCCTAATGTAAAATTAAGTCAATCCTACTTTTTCTTGAAAATATCTGCGCCCTTGAGGCCGTATATACTAGCTACAACTCCGATAAAGAGACTCTGATACCAGAAGGGCATATTGCTGAACTTATCAAAGAATATATCTAGCTTCTGCTGTATGTTTGGATCATCACTAAATACGCTCCATATTAACAATAACACGGGCGCGCTCACGAGAATAAGAACGAATTCATCCTTCCATCCTTTGTCGTTTGACTGTCTTACGGCTGCTTGATACTCGATTTCACCACTTGCCATTTTCTGTGCATGCAACATAGCTGCATCTGACTCAAGCATTTTACGCTGCTGTCTATTTTTCATTATGTGTGTGCCAGCGCCGATTGCTAGTTTGACTACGTCAAGTATCATGTGATTATAGAGTTATTCCTAAGATAATAATTACGATGACTACTGCACCGATAATTTTGGTTTTCTTGGATGTGTTGTCCCACTTTTCCATTAACCATTCTTTTACTGATTGGATCATGTGCGTCTCCTCTTCTGTTTTATGCCAGCTTCGTTAAGTGCGATAGCTATGGCTTGCTTCCTATTCTTAACCTTTTTCTTAGATTTTCCAATATTTAATTTACCTTTTTTAAATTCACGCATTACTTTACTGACTTTCTTTTGTTTTTTGTCAGTTGTTTTACCAAGATTAGATCTAGAAATAGCCATTAAAATAGTGGCCCTCCATACAAAACATAAGTTAATGCATAAGGTAAATCATAGTCATCCATCTCTACAATCTTATCGACTGTTGCTTTTTCTGCATCAGAAAGACCAGAGTAAACTGCATCTAAATTGACTGCGTCTGTTGGTGTTGTTTGTCCAGGTTGTTGAGGATCTGTCGCGCTTGCCGCCCCCTCTTCCGCTAAAGAAGTTGAAGGTGGCACGAATTGTTTTTGTGGTCCGTCACCTCCAAACTCTCTATTGTCAATTAAATTTTGTTCAAGATCCATTCCTGGTTTTAAACTTAAACCCTGTTCTTCTGTAAACTTTTCTAGTTTTTCAAAATTTGTGCCCTCAAAGTTTCCTTCGTCATCAAAATCAAATGCTGCGCCGTAGAAATCTTGTGGGTTTACTTCTTCAGCTCCAATGTAATTATCAAGGTTTAATTTACCAAAAGTTGCCGTGCCAACTTCACCAAGATTGGAGGTAGATATTTCTCCTGTTTCTTCATCTTTTGTTGGATTAAAATTAAACATGTTTCCGTAAAGAGAAATAAGTCCAAATTGTGTTGGAGTAAATTGTGAAAGAGGAAGACCATAATTGTACACAGCATCAACATATGGGTTTACAAGCCTCTTATTAATAAAATTTATTAAAGGATTTGTCTCCTCTGGAACAGGTTCAGGAGCTGCTGCCACTGGTGCCGTGGACATTGCTATTGTTGGTATGTTTAATACTGGTGGTGGTCCAACCTGTGGTGTAAAATCTTGATTTAAACCACCTTGTTGACCCGCTCCATCTCCACCAAAATTAAATCCTGCGCCCGTAGTTACAGTGCCTAAATTAGTAATACCTTGTCCAATGGTTGGGTTAGATATTTGTATTCCTAAGTTTGGTATGCCAAGACTAATTTGAGATGGTGTCTGTTGTGGAGGTCCAAAGATATTTGGATTAAACTGAAGATTTTGAACGCTTGGTCTGTTTGATGAATCTGGTTTATTGCCTCCGCCGGGTCTACCTAAACCCGAACTGTCACCACCCATTCCATGATATCCACCTCCACCATAATCAGGCATTATTTCTCTTCTCCAACTATGGCTGTCATCTCTTTTACGCCTTCTTTTGCAAGAGATACACTAGCTCTAAGCTTTTGATGCTTGTCATTTAGCTCCATTTTGTCCTCTGCAAGCTCTCTAGCTTGTAATAATCTGGCTTTATCTAGGTTTAATTGATTCTCATCATCCTGTTTTTTTCGCTCATTTTCTTGTGCTCTGAGCTGTACTTCGTCCGCTTTTAGACGCAATAATGGGTCATTATCAAGCTGATTTAATACCTTTTTCTCCTCTTCTAGGTACTCTGCCATAGTTTCAGAGATCAAAACAGCCTTTCTGGACTCCATTTCGGTCGTTATTTTCTTTATTTGCTGCTGCATTTGCATCATTTGTGGGTTTTGTTGCATCATTTGTGGGTTCATACCGCCCATTTGTTGTAATTGAGCTGTAATTTGCTGTATTTGCACCATTTCGTCCTTAAATTCTAGCTGAACTTGCTCTTGAGCCATCAAACTTATGTGTTCTAGTATGTTTTTTTGTATTGCAGCCAAAATATTTGGGTTTGTTCGTGCAATTTGTGTGCCCATAAACGATAAATGCGCTTTCATGTGTGCTGTGTGGTCTTGATTAGGGAAAGCTTTGATCGCTTTTCCTCCCAAAGCGTTAATGTGTTCAATACTTGGGTCCATCGGAGTTGGTTGTCCCACTGGTGGTAGTAAAGTATCTATGTCTTTCACACCCAAAGCTTCATACATTGTCTTGTAAGCAGAATATAAGTTGTGCATTCCAGGATTTGACATAGCCATTTGCAGTCCTGTTTGTGCAAGTTGTATTCTTTGTGTTTGTGAGAAGATGTTTGGATCTGCAACAGGTATGATATCTATTCTTGCATCAAAGTCTGTAGCCTTAATTTGTCTCTGTCCACCCACAACATCGTATGGATACTCCGGTGGTAAGTATGTTGCGAACACATCTGACAGCAACATAAATTCTTTTTTCATAGACGCGTACAATCTTTTGTGAATAGAGCTCATAACCCGCGAGCCACGTTCAAGCAGAGCAACTGTCGTGCCCACTGCTGCACTTTGATTGCCATCACCCACTTGTAAATCAGCAATACTCGCGAAACGCTGCCCTGCGGCAACAACTGTTCCCATCAATGATAGCAACGTTTGCGAAGGTTCTTTGAACGGCAGTATTTTAAATGCATCGTCCAATCGTCCACCAGGTGCATCAACGTCACGAAACTCGCCCGGCTGCAACGGTTGAGCTTCGTCTCTGACGCGAATGCCTCGCATTTTGAATCCGGCTGGTAAATTAGACAAGGTTCCGGCGTCTAAGAGTTGTCTTAGAGCGGCTGTGGCAGTTCTTGATAAACCACCGATCATGTGAATTAGGCCGAATCCATAAAAGCCTAGTCCTGGTAAAAACTTAAAATGTACAAAATAATCTTTTCTCTTTTTCATTGGATCTTGTATGTCGTAGTTTCTTCTAATCGATAAAACCTTTTGTGTAGACTCTTCAACAGTGACAATGTATGGCATCTTAATACCTGTAGGTAATCCGTCCGCACCAGTGTCTTCAAAACCCTCTAGATCCAATTCAACGTGACACTCCACAAGTGTAAACACTTCGTCTTTGTTTGTGGTTGAAACACCTTCCAAATCGTTCTTTTCACTTTTTATATCATCTTCATCATAAGCAGGTGTGCCAAGTTCAATGTCTTTGTAAAAACCTTGTACTTGCATTTTTCTCATGTCGTTCGCAGGCATTTTAATTATGTGCATAATTGTATCTGCATCATCTAAAGAAGTTGCGCTGTATGGCACAACTAAATCTTCTGCTGGTACAAACTTAGAAACACATCTACCGATAGCTTGGTCGTAGTAAACTTTTTTAAATGCAGAACCTGCGAGTGGTAGATTAAATAACATCTGATCAAACTCTGGTTCGTACTCTGGCATTTCACACATCAACTGATAGTTCATGAACTCTCTTACACGCTCTGCTTGATCTGTTCTTGCTTTGCTTGGTTTACCCATGACACGTGTTCTAACAGGTCCGTCAGCCGGTAGTAATTCTTTGTAGGCAAGTGATTGAAACTGTGTAACAGCCTCAGCCAACACTGGATGTGTTGCACCAGATGCGCCTTGGAAAGGCTCTGTTCTGTCTTCGTATTTAAAACCCAGTAGGTCCAGTCCTTTAATGTATGATTGTTCCCAGTCATCACGAGACGCTTTGTAGTCTTCAAAGTTTTGCATCATGTCCGATCCTATCGGATCAGTAATATCGTCTTCCAAAAATTCTGCTAGGTTTGTATCTATATTTTGTCCGGCACCACCGACGTTTGCCATCGCTGATGGATCAAAATCAATCTCTGCTCCACCATCTTCTGTTCTTGTAATTTCTATTGGTTGCTTTGGTGGTTCCTGTGGTAACTGTATCTCTTGTGCTTTTTGTTTTGCACTAGGTAAGTCTATCTTAGTTCTTGTTACGTTAGGTAATGCTTTATCTATTGTTGCCATTATGATGCTTTCCTTCTAAATAATGTTTCTACCCCACCACCAGATTTATATCCTACTCTACCACCTTTTGCAAATTCCTCTACATCTACGTCTGGTGTTGGGTTTCTTTGAGTCGTTTTAAATTTCTCTGCTATTTCTTCTAGTTTTTGTTTTGGTGATTTTACAAGATTTTCCCAAGTGTCAAGACCAAATCTTAAGTCTTCCATACCACCAAAGTTTTCGAAATCACCAATGCCTTCGCCCGGTCCTTTCATAAATTCTTCTGCCTCAAATACATTTGGTGCTTTTGACGTCTTAGATCCTTTAGGTGACACCATGATACTTTCTTCTCCTGGCCTAAATGTCAACTCAGCTATCTGCATGTCATCACCTCTACCAGAAATTGTAATGGCACCTGTTTGAATATTTTCTTCCATAAATAATTTTTTACCACTTAGTGAAGGATCTTCAAACGTATACACATCTATAGGCTCTCCACCTTTTGCATCTGCATAAGTGGCTTTTCTAAGTTTTCCTTCTTTTCTAATTTTATTTACAAGTGATGGAAACCAAATAGGCATACCCTCTGCAGTCAATGGCACTTTAGTTGCACCTGCTGTTGCAATCTCAGCAACCCGTTGTGCCCCTTTAGGCACAAACAAACTTGCAATTCCTGCACCCATCATTCCTAAGAAACCACGTCTTGACATCTTTGGTCCGCCACCTTCATCAAATCCAATACGGCCACCTTTTGCATTTAATGTTCTGTCTCCAGAACCAAACAATGGTTTGTAGACCCCTGTTTTTATAGCCTCGCGATATCTCTCTTCAATTTTTTGCAGATCGCTAATTATCGCTTCTCCCTCAGCCGGTGTTCTAGCTTTTTCCAATGCTGCTTTACCTCGAGCAATATCGGCTGACACTTGTTCTTCAAGAGACTTCATGGCTTTTTCAATATTACCACTTTTCGCTAAATCATCCATGCCACCACCCATTATGCTTTTCATTGCGTCTTGTAGTTTTGCCGCTTCTGTTTTTACTAACTCAAGATCATTTGAGTTTTTTAAAACATCAAAGTCAATATCACTTATATCAATACCCATATCTATAAGCATATCTCTTACCTTGTCTGCGTCCTGTCTTACTGATTTTAAAAAACCACTACCCTCTTCAATTAATTTTTGCTCGGATTTTATCATGTCGTCTAAAATAGGATTACCTGTTGGTTTTATCCCCATGGGCAGTTCTAAAGTTTCTTCAACCAACTCCGATATAAAATTTTTATCCATAGCAGCTTGTGATTCTATGTAAGCTTTTATTCGAGCGTCATCATCAATCGTCACACGTTTTGGATCACGCGGTAAGTATCCTTCATTCATCCTGTCAACAATTAACTGTCTTACGTCTTTTGAATCTCTACCTGTTGCTGTTGCAAGCTCCTTAATGTAAGGAATTGTCTCTTCTTCAATAAGCTTAATTTTTCTACCTGCAGTTATACCACCCAGTAATGGGTTTTCATCTTGAGCTTTCAAAGTTTCAAACTCTTTTTTAGTCATTGAGCCTTGGTTGGTTTCTACCATTTCTTCCAATGGTTTTATTCTGCCTTTCTCTCGTAATTCTGTTGCTCTTGCTTCTGGTGTAATACCCCTTTTTCTAATAATAAATTCTTCAAGAGATTCTGTGGCATCAAAACCTTCATCAAAATACTGTTCTCTTAGGGACTCATCAGAAAAACTACCAACACCTGTTCGTTTTTGTGTTTCTGTAAAACTCTCTGGTGTGTAACTTGCAACTCTAGTTTTAATGTTGCCCTCTTGATCTATTATAGGTTTTTGTTCTTTGAACTGTCCTGGTGGTGTTGTTGGATCGTACTTGCCATAAACTTCTGCTAGATCTTCTATCGTCTCTGCTGCTTGATCTGTTTTTGTAATTCCGGACTTACCAGTTTTTAACAAGCTTTGAAAAAACTCTTGTATCTTTTTTAACATTAATAATACGTCCTCTGTTGCTGTGGTAGAGGCTCATCCTCGTAGTCCTCTGGATGTTCTACAAAACCACCTTGTCTAAATCTCATTACGGCTTGAGTCATGCTATCCACCAGGTCATCATGTTCACCAAGTGGGAATGCAGCGCACTCCTCTATAACCTCTTCAGCAAACTTACGGTCTGGATACCAGACCATGCCGGCCTCGAATAATGGCGCGACAGCGTTTACTCTAGTATGTTTATCATTTCCCTTGCTGGGTGTAAAGTTAATAACCGGTATGCCCATCTGCCTGAGTTCGTATGTAAGCGGGAGCCCCGATGCTTTTGCCTCGATTATAACGGTTTCTGGTGACCAATAGTCGTATTGTTCTTTGGCAACTCTTCGTAATTCAGGAAACTCGTATCGGTCTTTTATGGCATCTAATAGTATCAAATGTGCCTCGCCTTCTTCGTTTGGATAGAATACACCCCAGGTTGTAATGGCGCTGTAGTCAGCTGATTGCTTTTTCATAAACGCTGTATCGTAAGATTGTATGACATGTGCAAGTGGTGGCAGTTCTTGTTTTGGCCACTGTTTCCACCATTCACGTTTTATTATACTGCCCTCTTCTGCAGTTGGGTTCTGTTGGTATTGTGCATTCCATTTACCGATTGCAACAGATGCTTTGACTGACTCTAGTTCTTCTATCTTCCAATATCCTGGCCACACAGGTTTACCTGATGGCATGATAGCAGGAAACTCTATAACCTCCCACTGATCTGCCTTGAGTTCTTTTTGTGCTTTTATTAATTTACCTGTCAGGTCTGCTACGTTCCATCTTGTCATCACAAGTATGATACGACCACCTGGTTGCAAACGTTGTCGTGGTCCTGATGTATACCACTCCCAAGCGCGGTCAAACGAGGCTTGATTCATAGCGTCTTGTTCCGAGTGTGGGTCATCTATAATCATGAGGTCTGCACCACGACCGGTGA